AGGAACCTGATTTTTTTTGATTTCTTCAAACCTATTTTTTAACATCCCCAAAAACCTCTCCTCGTCCTTCTTTTCAAAAGGCATACTGAAAGGCTGAGGGTCTATTTTCCCGTTTGGATCTTTACAGAAGAAAATGCTCATAATTCTATTGGGGAAGTCTGGATACAGCTTGGATATGGCATAATAGTAGAGCAATAGCTGAGGGTCATTCATGAGGCTGTCAAAGGTCTTTTCTTCTCCTGTGGCCCAATTCATTCTCCGTCCTGTTTTCCAGTCAATTACTTCTATTGTATCATCTGAAACCTTAGTTACAAGGTCTATAGTGCCTTTTACGGCTAATTGACCCTCGACAGTTTTGCCGTCTGGCATTTCATATTCAAATTTTGCCCAATCTTCTTCAATTGGAATGTCAAAGTGTGGCTCTGTTTCGTACACGTCTCTATTACGAGGGTCGAATTGACCATCGTTATGTAGCAACATCAACCAGGTAGACTTGAGTATTTCTTTTCTATGTGCAGGTCTCCACGTATGGGTGGATGTCTTCTGATACGATTCATAGCTTAAATCTGCCAACATTTCTACAAACTCGTCTGTGTAAAGATCTTCCTTTGAAACCTTTACCTCTCCGACTGCATCGTCGTCTACTTTTAAATATTTGACACGAGGTTTGTCTTGCTGATACTTTTTAAGTCCAGCTAACACTTCCATCACTTTATGAACTATTGTACCCATCTCTGCCCTTTGCCCGCTGTCAGACTTATGGCCTAGGACATAGGTCATGAAGTATTGCATCTGGCAATAGTCGTAATTATTATAGCTTGAAGATCTAACATACGTAACTATCATTAGGCTTGTCCTCTGTATATTTGGGTGAGTTTATTCAACAGGCCGTCTATGCCTATGTCTGCATTTTCTATAACGTGTGTAAATCTAGAGTGGTCAAAGTTTTCAGGATCTAGACAGGTCTCGCTTTCGTGACCATCCGTTTCGTAAACTCTTGACAACCTTATTACTTCACCCCCATTTTCAAGTACTGCTTCTACCTCGTTTGGAAATCTAACGTCTGGTATGACTGCAAGCTCGCTGCCCTCGGCAAGGATTTTTTTGATAGTGTTGTCAACCCAGATATTCGGATACATCTTACGCATGATGTCTGTGCCAAAGTATTGCATAAACTCTCTGGCGGTCATTGAACCATTTACAAGTTCTGGGTCGGCATACAGCATATTTTCCCACCTAAACTGTGTCAGTGAGTTTTTATCTGCTTCAGATCCATCCACTTGTTCTGGACGTAGGCCAAATAGATGGACGGCCAAACTCTTTAACGTGTCGGCAAAACTGTACATCTTTACGTGAGGCCACATTTCTTCTTCTGCGTATTCCACGAAGGCGTCGTCATTTCTGCCAACGTCGAACACTCCCCATCCCTTTTCATGGGCTTGATTAAACGTTTCAATAGCCAGCTTACCGTTAGCGTCAACATTAAAGTCTTCCACCAAACCCTGATCCTTCAAGACGAGTCCGTGAAGCCAGTTCGCGGATGTACTTTTGCCCGACTGCTTTTTCCCAGAGATTCCAATAATTCTTGTCATCAATAAAGTCCTCTCAAATTAGTTAGAATGGTTTTTTGTATCTGGTCTACCGTCATGTCTCCAACATCGTTTCTAGACAACGCTGGGAACCTTAATGTAAACATCCTGTTAAACATACGTTGAATTTTAATCTTAGACTCTCGGCCTGCCTGATCGTTGTCTGTCAATATTACTAATCTGGTAACACCACTTGTCATTATCTTGTTCTTCTGCACCTCAGAAATATCCTTTCCGAATATGCTTACGCAGTTTTTTACTCCAGCCTCGTGCATCCTCCAAACATCTCCCTGTCCTTCTAATATAAATAGACACGATTTTTCCTGCGCAGACCCAATAGCCCGATAATAGTTGTATAGGTAGTCTGTTTTTTTGAAAGTCTTTGTAAAAATAAACTTTGGCTGTATGTAAGCTTTAACAGCCCTTCCTATATACCCAGCAAGAATGTCTTTATCCGAGTAGATCGGTATAACGGCCCTACTGGACATTGTAGAATTCTTATCTTCACAATCTTCTACTTCAAAATATTTAAGTGTATCTCGATGAAAGCCTCGTGATTCAAAATATGGAGAGTTACCAATTGTCGGGACTTGTTTACAAGTCCCTACATTTTGTATCTGTTTAGTCTTTTTAAACACCTTGACAACCCTCGAAAAATCATCCTCAACAGGTTCATCAATTTTTTCCGTCTTGTATCCATTTCCAATCGAATAAAGCTCAAGAATATACTTTAGAGCGTCTTTGAACTCCTTGTTCTCGCCACTCTTCGCAGAAAGTACAGCCTTTACAAAACCGTATATATCCCAATTTTCTTCATGACAACCTCTGGTCCAACATTTCCACTGACGCCTCTCCTTGGAGAAGGACACCCCTTTTGGATTATCGCTACCTTCATGGATTGGGCATTTGCAAAAAATAACATCTTCAAAAGACTCATACTCTATATCAAAACTTTCCAGGAGTTTCTCTAGGTTGTCGTATACTAAAGACTTGATTTTATTAAGATCATGCTTCTTCTTCATTGAATGGTAGCTCCGAACCTTCGATTGCCCCTTGTGTTTCCCTGTGTATAATGAACTCATCTCTAGTCCTCAATTCTTCCAATTTGCTATATTCTCCATACATTTTCATGTTTATATAGTTACCATCCATCAATCCTGCTCCATGCCTCGCCTTTAATGTCACCATCTTTCTATTTCCGGTCCTTGGACCATCTTCGGCTAATTCTTCTACAGACTTTAGCTTAAAGATACTGAAAGACGTGCAAAGCCAAATTAATCGATCCGACCCAGATACAGCATCCGTAGACTCTTTCGTTATACCGTCACGGTTCAATTGAACAAATGCTAAGCAGGGAAAATCATACTTCACGGCAAGATTGTGAAGTGAAGTAATTTGAAAGCCAAGAGCCTGGTATTCTTGGATATTGTTGCTTATGGCCGAAGAAGACATCAGCTTTAAGTAATCGTAGACGACTAGACACTCATTTGTTTGTCCGTTCTCGTCTGTTCCAACTTCCTGTATCATCCATCGCTTAATTGTATTCGTAATTGTTTCAAAGGGTGCTCCCGATACACTAACGTAGGTATATGGTATCTCTTTTATCTTTTCTGTAGCCTCCTTAATTTTGATAAATTTTTCTTCGTCTTCTAAAGACTGCCCTGTTGCTATCTCGTTAATAGGTATGCTAGTTAAGTTGGCAATGATTCTATTTAGATGATCCTCTTTAGACATTTCTGTATCGAGCATCAAAACAGGAATGCCACGGGCCGCTACGTTCAAAGCTACATTGTCTGCAAAAACAGATTTGCCAACCCCTGGCCTGGCCGACACTAAGTCAACACATTTCCTACGTAAACCTCCTCCGATTACGGCATCGTATCTTGGAAACCCTGTAGCAACACCGATTTGGTCGCATTTGTTATTAATCAGAAAATCAAGATATTCTTCGATACCATCGCCAAGTTTTTCTGGCTTAGTGTTTGTTTCATCTTCTCTTAAGAACTCCATTATAGGGTTCTCAATCAACCCAATAATATCATCTATATTTTCATCCCCTTTTATCTCATCTACGTCCCTACCAATTTTTGCTGCTAAAGATTTAATTTTTCGGGCAAACTCGAATTTTTTAATCTGGCCCGCAAAATGTACAACATTCTCTTTTTTGACCGGAAACTCTATTAGCGAGTTTATATATTCTAGTTCTTGTTTAGTGTTTATAGACTCCGAAAGACCCAGTTGACTTGCTGCGGACAGTACCGCTGGTATGTCTACTAACACCTCACTTTGAAGAACTTTTTCTAGACACTTGTATAAAACTTGGTTATTCTGATGTCCAAAAGTTTTATAATCAATAAGATCGCATACCTCAACATACGACTCTATCCCATAGGCAAAGAGACCAGCCAGTACAGCCCTCTCTGCACCAACATCCATCAGCTTCGAATCCATTGTTTTTACCTTTCGCCACAACGGTTACATCTATGGTACGCTCCGTAGACATGTTTAGGGTCGATCTTAAAGGACTTTCCACACGCATGACACTCAACCTCCTCCATTTTATGCTCCTTGCGTGCTCGTGGTGTTCTTTCAAACATAGGAGTCTCAATATCCCTATGGGCCTCTCCTTCGTCGGTCCATTTGTTCTTCTTCGCTCTCACTGGTTGCCTACCTTCTTGTTTTGGAGTTCTATTAACTGTAAAATCTTCATTAACTTTTCCCAATACAATCCCCCTGGTTGTTTGTTCTTTTTCTTCATTTTGTTCTCCTGAAGTTACTTTTTGTTGATTACCAACTACTTGATCTACTAGGTTTTGCTTTTGTGCATCTGTTAGATTCTCTAATATACTTTTAATTAGATCATCGTTTGTCTCGTCTGTCATTTTCTTTTTCCTTTCTCTATTAGGCAATCAGCCTTTCTTCTTACTATATGCTCTTTACTTTTCAGCGAAGCAACTCTTGCCTCTGCTACGCTGTTCCACTCATGTATCTTTTTTGCTACCATA